TTATAAGCGCATAACTAACTATTACTTCAAGTTTATTAGCTGTTTCCGCTTGTGCTTTTATAGCATCTCCTGCTTCTAAATTCAACCCCTGTTCTGTAGCGTTGACTGTACTTGTAGCAGGTACGTCCTTTCTAAAAAATTCTACATCTGTACTAGCAGATGAATCTCTTAAATCACAATTAACCAATACAGCTCCTGTGCTGTTATTAGATACATACACAGATTTTATAATAGCCACAGCTGATGTTGATATAGTCAGAACAGTGGTCATAGCTGTTCCGTCTAATATTTTAGATGCGTTTTTATATTGTATGCTCATGATAAAAAGTAATTAAAAGTATCTAGTTCGTTTTTTAAATCTTGTTGAAAAGAAAAATTAAGCTGTTGTTTCATTGTATTTAAAGATTCCATAATCTGTCTTTGATTATCTACATCGTATTCTTCTTTTGGTTCAGGTATGTAATTAGTTATCTTAGCCATTACTCTTCACCGTATTCCATGTCACCAGACATGGCTCCAGGTGATGAAGTATAATTTCTACTAGGTGTAGCTGCTTTACCTGTGTCTCCTATGCCATAACCTGTATTTCTTGATCGACGTATATTATCAATCATAGCTCCACTATCTACGTCTCCTAAACCAGCTTTATTCATAAGGTTAGCTAAATTTCTTTCATCAATTTTTTTACCAGCTGCTTTTCTTTGCATTAACTTAGATATTCTGTTAGCTCTATAATTAGTATCTCTTCTTTCAGCTCTTGCAGGTTCAGAATAATATCCACCTAAAGCATTCATTTGATTTAATTGTTGTGGAGAATATCCACGTATTCCAGAAGTTGAAGGTCTGTAAAAATCTGATTCTTTAGGATTAAAGAAAGTTCCAATACCTTTTCCAATCATTTGCATAGGAGAAAATTGTTGTAAAAAATCAAATATCTTTGCTAAACCTTTTTTCTCACCTGTTAATGAATCTACTTGCTCATCATTAGTTGTTTCGTCTATTACACTCATATCACTTACACCTTGAAATCTATTCATGTCCAAACCTCTTAACGTAGTTAAGTCAGGTTGATAATAATTTTGTGGAGCGTTAACAAACTCTCTTGGTTGGTAAAAATCTTGAGTAGGACTAATATCATTTGATGGATAATAACTTTGAGGAGCGTTAATGAATCCATAGCTAGTTGGAGGGAATAGGCTTGGTTCATAAAAATCTTGAGTAGGACTCAGATTATTTGGTTGGTAAAAATCTTGAGTAGGACTAATATCTGTTCTTGGTTGGTAAAACATTTGAGTAGAATTAGGATACTGTGGATTTTGATATTGAAAAGCTAATGGATTTAAAGTAGCAATACCACTAGGTCCTTCAAAAGGTTGTAATAATTGTGTTAATCTTAATTCATCTAATGTAGCCATTATCTTCGTCCGTCTGGTTGTGCATCTAATCTAAGTGTGCCATATCTCCATGACTCACCTACTGCTGTGTTGGCTATTTGTACAGAAACTAATCTGCCTCTAGCTCTTGTATCTACCTTATCAGTGGTAGAAGTTATTGTAAAGGGTCCAAGAGGTGAGCTAACTGCTACATCATCTGGATAACTACTTACAAATAAAGTTACTTGAGCATTACCTGTTTGATATTTAAAATCAGGTATAAATCGTTTAACTGACATAAAGTATTCTCCGTCACCTCTATAATCAGCAACCCCTGTTGCCTGACCCAAGGCGCTCTTACGTGAAGTAATATCCCAATCTCCAGATCTAATGAAAGCGTCTATAGAAGTTGTACCTGAGCTGTTTACTTGATCAGTTCCTACTTCATGAGCATAATAAATACTGGCTCCATATAAATTTGTAATGCCTAATATATCTGGAAATACAGGTGTAGCTGTATTAGTATATTCTGTTGCATAAGGAGCATTAAATACTCCTTGGTCTTGATAGGTAGTTCTAGCTAATGATGAAGTGGTCCACACATTTTCTGAATAATTATACGTAACACATCTATCAACTTGATCAGATCCTGACTTTGGATAAAACCAGTTTATTTCTGTGTATAAAGAATTAGGTGAAGAATAAATAACATCTCTGGAATTTAAATTAATACCTAGGTTATCTCCATCTGTATTAAATACAAAATCTTCTACAAGTGATGGCAATGATTTAACTGTACCATCATAAACAAAAAAACCACCTTCCGCTGACATCCACCATACAGCACCATTTGCATAAGACATAGCATGTTGACCAATACATCCACAATTAGTACCAACTTGTCTAACAGAGAAAGTAAAAGGCGGGCCAACAAATTGAATTACATAAGCTGCAAGATCAGTTGCTACAAAAATATAATCTTTACCTTGTATAGCTGCTCTAATCTCATTACCGGTATCTAATCTAAAAGTACCGGCTGTGTTAGTTGCTGTTGGTGCGTACGTGTTTAAATCTTCTTGGTTTGAAAATCTTACAAACATAGGGTCTTGTGTTGTAGTATCCCCTATAGTTGTTTCTGTTCCAAGATGGAACACATGTCTATCTCTGTCCGATACAATAGAAATTCTAGTAGCCGTTGGATTGTTTGTTGTGTTAAAATTGGTTGTTGTTTGAGAAGCCCTATTACCTCTGGGTGTTGAAGCTCCAGCATCCCAAGTAAAAGTTTTGCCATTAAATACAGTTGCAACTAAGACTTCACCAAAGTTATCAAGACTCCAGTTTCCAGCATCAAGAATTACATTGCTTACTGTTCTTTCAGTTCCCCAGGTACTATCATTCCATAAGTAAGTTCCCCAACCATAACCTGCGGTTTGAAAAGTAGGACCTACTTCAACATAAGGATTAACAGTTGCAGCGCCAGCTGCAGTCATACCTGAGCCTCCTTCATTTCTAGAAGCTAATATAGTGAGCTTGTCTACATCTGGAGTTGTTTGTATTTCATAAACTTTTTGTAATTCTGTAGGTGTAAAATCTGATGCACCTGTTACTGTTACACCAGACAATGTTATATACCTTCCTTTAGCTAAACCGTGAGATCCTTTATTTATAGTTACAAGATTTGAACCATTAACAGTTGTTATAGTACATCCTGTAATGGCTGTATCTAACGGTGTAATATCAAAAAAATCATTGCCATAATATAAAAACAAACCTTGTGATGTTCCTACGGCTGTATATCTCTCCCCAGCAAAAGAAGTAAAAGCATGTTGCTTTCTAGCTGCTCCTGGTAAAGTTAGCGATCCAGCAGTTAATTGATTCCAACCGCCTATCTTTTCAGGTAGTCCATACCTAAATCTAACAAAATCACCATCTGTCCATTGCCCTTCGGCACCGGATTCTGTATCTTGTTTGTTAAAACCAGGCTTGAAATTTAATTTTTGTAGCATATAGTAGGTTATATATTAGTTTTTAAAGAAATAAAAGTAGGAATATAATGAAAGAAAAAACAGTACAAATAAATAATTTTATAGGTATTTATGATAATTATATCACTAAAGAAGAATGTAATAATGCCATTAAATTATATGAATCTCAAAATAATTTTAAAAATACTTTTAGTAGAATATTTGCAGAAAAAGAATCTATTTTAAGAAAACAAGATGAACAATTTTTTGCAAACCCAGATACCATAGATATATGGTGGGAAGACTTAAAATCTTTAATGTTTAATTTTGATTTAGCCTGGAATCATTATGTTGAACACACAGGTGCTATGTCTGCTTACGGAGGAATCAAATTTCATTTTACTTCTATGAAAATTCAAAAAACCTTACCTACAGAAGGATATCATATTTGGCATTTAGAACATGGAAAAGGATTTCATAATGAACCCCGTGCTTTTGTATTTTCTGTTTATTTAAATGATGTAGAAGATGGTGGTGAAACAGAATTTTTAAATCATTCAACAAGAGTAAAACCTAAAACTGGAAGAATAGTTATTTGGCCCGCTGCTTTTCCTTACGTACACAGAGGTAATCCACCTTTATCTGGTGAAAAATATATTTTAACTTCTTGGATGTTGTTAAGATGAAACCAGTGTTATTGGATAATATTTTTTCAGAAAAAGAACTTTTTTTTATATATAAAGAAATTGTAGGTGCTCCAAATTGGTCAGTAGCAGGAAAGGCAAGTGAAATAGAATATCCTTCCAATAAACAATTTTCAAATGCACCTTTATTTAGAGTAAAAACTGAAAATGATATATCTAACTATCCGGTTCATTTATATATACAAAGTTTAGTTTTTAGAATGGCAGAAATGCTTGACAAAAAAAATATTGGTATGCAGACTAATATCATAAGAAGTTGGTTTAACTTAACCTATGAAGGTTCTCCAAATCACTGGTTGCATCAAGATTCCATAAGTCCAACAGCACAAACAGTTTTAATATTTATGACTCCTATATGGCAAGATGCTTGGAGAGGATCTTTACATGTTGATGGAGAAGAGTTTAAATTTAAACCTGGAAGCGCGGTAATATTTAATGCAAACGAATTTCACACCGGAGAAACTCCAGAAAGCCAAAGCCAAAACTGGCATAGACTTACCTTAAATATTTTATTAGATAGTAATTTATGAAGAATAAGAAGTGGGTCTTGAACCTTTTTCAGATTCATCTCTAGTATCTGCATCCCAATCAGCTTGTAATTGTAATAAATGAGCTGCATCCCATCTAGTAATAAATTGTTGTATTTCAATACCTTGGCTAGCTAAAGAACAATGAGGTGTTGTATCTCTATGTTCTACTTCATCCGAAGTATTAGAAGTACCTGCTTGAATAGCCCAGATATTTTGAAAATCAGTAGTTGTCCAAAAAGCATTGTCATCAATTATATAACCAGTACCCGCTTCAGCGCCTGTGTTTTTAATTACACATCTGTCTTCGAATATCACTGTCCAATTTGCGTTTGTTGCCATAATTTCTCCTATGTCTTAATAATATAAATAATTGTTAAATAAGGTTGTAACACTGATGGATTAGAAGCACTACCTGAAAAGTTTGCACTCATATTGTGTTGGTGACCATTACCTGAACCTGTATTACCTGATGCTAGAGTAGAACCACCATTTGCTTTAACTCCGAATTGAACACCAGCTTGTTGAAAGTTATTTTGGTTTCCAGGGTTATTTCCGCCTAGATTGTGTTGGTGAGAAGCAAGTTGTGATTCTGATAAACTAGCATTCGCTGTTGAACCAGAAATATTTCCAGTAGGTGTCACTGCTACAGTGTTTGCTCCACCAGTTGATGCTAAAGCTTTATTATTAGATTTTCCGACTGCTACGTTGTCTTGTAAATTAGGTACATTAAAAGTAGATGAGCCATCACCACCTCCATAAGTAGAAGCTACAATTGCAAATAAAGCTGAATAAGTTGATCTTGAAACTGCTTGACCATTACACTCTAAAAAACCTGTTGGCACTGATGCAGAAGACCACGGCACAATAGTCGCTGTAGGAATTCCTTCGATACCCGTAAGGTTTGCTCCAGTAAAATCGTATTTTGTTGCTTCGTAATTTGACATATTATTTCTCCGTGTAAGTCCATCCTGTTGTAGCATCTCCAGAAAAAACTAATGAAAAAGCTGCACCT